AGTACTGCGTAAGTCATACTCCATGTTGTCTACTTGCCAGGCAGGATCGTTCATATTATCTATGTCACGTTGTTTTGCGCTTTTAAACAAATCAATATATGCCTCATTGGGTTCATCACCGTCTATTTCACAGCGTTTAATATACCCCTCTAATTGAAAAGTATTGCGTTCAGGGCTACTGTTTATCTTTGTCACGTTGTTTAGAATAAAAGATATGATTGCCGATTTGTTTGACCTTTTGATAGGGCCAACTTGAGTTTATCTCTACAGATAAATTGTGAAAGAATAATACGCTGCGAGGTATTACCTCTTTATACATATCTAATGCTAACACTTCATACGCAATTTGTAAACTTTTTTGGTATTCTTTGTTGTTAATATTCAACGTACTTTTATTCTCACATACCCAACTAAACTGACAAACTCTGACAGGTTCATCATTTTTCATTACAGTAGTGCTTTGGTAAATTACCGCGCAGGGAGTTTTCCCGAACCCGTGATTTACTCTATTGATTACAACTCTAGCAACCGCGGCTTTGCCCTCATGACTTTCATGTCCGGCTTCATAATATATATTTTTAGCCAAACATGCAACTTGCTTACTATCAACTGGGTGTAGTACCCTTTCAATCGTACCTGAACTAATTGTATTTGACGTTGCAAATAATCCTGCCAATATAATTAGAGGTAGTAATATATTATTTTTAATAATATCTAACATAAAGTTATCTCCTAAATAGTCCAACAGTCACAATTACATACAGTAACGTGTTCAACTGCTTGACTTGGGTTTAATATACTAGGTGTTGCTAACACATTTAATATTGATAATGAATCTGGTATTAATGTAGTATATTGACTTCCGGCTAAACTGCCGGGAGTAGTGGCTGCACCTGTTACTATGGGAGTTTTTAATAACTCAGCCTTTGATGCAGTATTGTTACTACCGGCACTTGGTAGAACATTTTGATTTAATGGTAACCCTATAGTTGTACTTAACTCTGTGGTTGTATCCATTACGGGTGAATTAGCCTTTTTACTTGCTAATATACTAGAAACACTAGTACCGGATGTAGGTGCTACATTAAATGTTTCTTGTTGTACTATGTTATCAGAGGCTAAACCTGCTAACGCTAGTCTTTCTGTATTTCTTTGCTCTCTCATGCTTGCTATCAAACTATTACCAGCAAGTGTGGTGGTATCTGCTATATTTTCTAATACCATTGCAGGACCATAATCTTGTGTTTGACTACTATAACTCTTTAAACTATCTAAGAAACTAATAGCATCTTTACTACTTGACGTTAGTGAACTTAAGTATGGTAGTGCTAGGGTACGTGCATTTTGTTCAATAGTTAAATATCTACCAAACTGTGCATACAAACTGTTAAGACTAGCACCTAATTTAGGATTACTAGTTAGTATATTAGATATTTGTGAGTTTGCAGTATTAATTAATGTTTGCAGTGCGCCGTCACTATAATTTAAACTAGGACCAGTGATAAGATTATACATACTTTGATATGTAGCAGTAAGGGCAGTTGTTTGTAACTGAGTAATAGTTGAAGTCAATGAACTCCATGGATACTTTAAATTAGTCATTGCACCAAAATAGTCAGACATAGTATATAGACCATTAATACCGGATCCTTTGGCAATAACAGACAATGCAGTATTTGTACTGTTCGTATCAGTTGGTACTGATGTACCGTTAACATTTAATGCAGCAACGTTTTCTAGGTTAGAAACAACTTGTCCAAACTTTTCAATATCAACAGTTTGAATCTTTTTAATTTGCAACATACTTGTACCGAATGCGTCACATGCAAATGCTATATCAATGGGCAACACACCGGCTAGTCTATCACCATAGTGAAGTGCAGAACTAGTATTAACACCACTACCTGTATAAATCAAATAAGATGTTTTGCTATTTGTACCCGGTAAGTTGACTATGTTATATACTGGTACTGTTAGTGTCTGATAACTATTTGGGAACAACATCATAGGATCTAATAAATCTGCTAGTGTTCTTAAATTTTTTGTTTGACAATTCAACGGAATCAATATATCTTTTAAATCGTTTCCTAATATAAGACTGAATGCTTTGTATAAACTATTCTGTTGTTGTGTGGTTGGTTCTTGACCTGCGAGTATATTATTAATATTTGTTGCAGTAAACCCGTTAGCAAGTAATGCAACATTCAATGATTGTGATACTGCATTATTTTTGTTTAATGTTCTTAATAAGTTTTCCGGGTTACCAAATGTAGCAATACTGTGTAAATCTATCGCACGTCCGCTAGTAATTAAATCTTGTCCCCAATATAAAGTACTAGTACTTACACCAGTGATATCACTAGTAATAAGGTCATTCATATTACTATATGTACCATCTAAATATGTTTTACTATCACTAAATGCTTGTATGGCAGGATTAGATTGATTCATACTACCATAACAAGCTGCAAACGTACTTAAGAAGTCTGTATAACTACCATTATTAATATAAAATTCATTGTATGCTTGTAATGGAATTAGTCTTAAAAATCCATAACTAGTTGTTTGTCCTGTATATGTATTAGTATATGTACTAGGTTTACTATTGCCTAATGCGGGTATTGATGTTGACCCTATACTTATTAGATTGTTATAAACTGTAGCGTTAATACCTTTTGCATAAGCCGCAGTAATTGCTTGTGTGATTGGTCCTAGACAAGTGCTACCGACTGCTAATCCTGGTGTATAACTACTGATAGATGTGCTGGTACCCATATAGGTTACTACGTCAGGGTTTATTCTCAATCCTGTATTTTGTAATAACCCGCTTAAACAGTTTAAATTTAAAGGTGTTAAACTCATGGAACGAATACGTCTGGACTACCTTCAACAATGCTATGTCCGCAACTGTTACCGGAACCTATTCTTAGTACAGGTACGCCATCTGCAAATACAGTTGGACTACCGTCAGTTGTTTGTGCATTGTCATGCGGTGGATGGGGAGTTCCCCAAGGAGCGTGAGGAGTGATACCGCTTACATGTAAGCCTACACCTATCCCATTGGCAAACACAGTGCCTGATCCTCTAATGATGGCACCACCTGTTTGATCCTTATCTCCCTTACGACTTAAACTTGGCATTTTATCCTAATATAATCTTTTTAGTTTCAGGTAATTTAATACCAGTTGTTGCCTCAATATACTTGTCTTTGATACTATCTTCAGTATCAGCATAAAAAGCTACACTATAAGTATTTAGTGTAACATCTGCACCAGGGGTTGCAGTAAACATACTAGGAATCATTTGCATACCTTTTGGTCCGGGTGCAATACTCACTGGTTCTGTAATTGTAATCAATCCGTCTTTGGGTTCATCTATTACTTTAGCAATTAGTTCTTCGCCACTATTTAATTTAAATGTATATACTTGTCCAACTTTCATCATAGTTCAATGCTCTCTGTTAATTTTTTTCTGAGTTCCGTAAACCCACCCACGTATTCTTCATTCAAAAATATTTGCGGTAACGTTCGTGCAGTTGGTACTGCCTCTAATAATTGTTCTTTTGTATAAGTGCCGTGCATGATGTTTCTTTCTTCATACTCAATACCTTTACTTTCTAATAATTGTTTTGCCTGTATACAGTACGGGCATTGGTCTTTTGACCACACGATTGCTTTCATAATGTTGGTAACTCCTCATATTCTACTACATCACTCATTACACCAATTACATAATTAGTTGATTCTGTTTCTTGTAATGCACTTTGTTTTTTGTTAATGTTTACGTGTTTGTTAAACCACGGAATAGGACTATGCTTTGGGTGATTTCCATTGTACCTAATTCCAATTTCTTTTAGTCTAGTAAATGCAGTATAGTCTACAAAGTCAGAAAGAATGTCTGCATTCAATCCAATTACAACACCTTTACTGAATAGATAATGTGCCCATTCTTTTTCTTCACGTATTACATCTAAGTACATATCATATACTTCACGTTCACATTGTTGTTTCGCTATAACAAATCTTGGATCATCTTTAACCACATTGTTAATCAACCAAGCAGTCCATTCTGCATGTAGTAACTCATCTTGTAGAATTAAACTTATAATATTTCCGTTACCAATGTAAATCTTGTTTTCTACCATGGCAAGACTTGTTGCAAAACTTACCATGAAACGTAATGCTTCTAATGCATAACTAGCATTCAATGCTAGCCAAATACTATTGATGTGTTCTTGATGTCCTACTTTGCCCGGATCTAATTCTTTCAAACAATTTAGTTGATGTAGGTCTTCATAGTATTTTCCTACATTACTTGCCATTTCAACTATCTCTTTAGTATCATGTATCTTATTGAATTCTTCTTTGGGTACACCATATACATTACGGATAATATGTGAGTATGACTTGCTATGAATATTAGTTTCAAAGAAACTCCAGTTACTTACTAATGCTTCTAATTCAGGAATACTAATAACAGGACTAAACACTTGATTAGGGGCACGTCCTTGTATACTATCAAGTGCAGTTTGTCTTAACAAGTTACTAGTAAAGATATGTTTTATAGCATCACTACTATCTTTGTGGTCGATCTTATCTTTAGTTAAAGATATTTCTTCTGGTACCCAAAAGAATCCACGTGCTAGTTCTTCATACTTAGCAATCTTGGGGTATTTAACTTCTTCAAAACGTTGTACTGTTACAGGACCTTCTGGATCAAGAAACATTGTTCGTGTTAGATAATTTGTCTGTTTAGTTAAGTCGTATTGTTGTTTCGACATATTCTTCCATATTTGTTTCTGGCTTTTGCCAATCTTCACCGTAGTATGCTATGTCTATAGCACCTTCATCATTTATTTTTATAGTTGCAATATCATCTTGATTTAATGCTAGTACAACTACCGGCATATCTTCTTTATCCACTTTATAATCTAATGGTAAGTTGTGATATGCTAATAATAGTTTTAACTTTTCTTCAGTGGTTAAATTTTGTAGTTCATCAGTAAATTCTATCAACATTATAGTACACACGCCTCACAGTTTTCTTCATCTAATTCATCAAGTTGTAATGGGAACTGTACAACATTGTCTGTTTCTGATAAACCTGCTTTACTTCCCATTTTATTAATCAATGAATAATATATTGTCTTTAGTCCCCATTTGTACGCTAGCATCAAATTCTTTGTAATTAATGTTGCGGGAACTTTACCACCTTCAAAATATGCAGGATTATAGAATGTATTCGTAGATAATGACTGGTCGATGTATGCCGCCAGTACTGCTGATGTTTTTAAATAGTCTACACAATCACGCTGATCCCACATAAGTTGATAACGATTCTTTAATCGCTTATATTCGGGAACAACCTGTACAAAACTACCTGCTTTACTTTCTTTAACACTAATAAGTTCCATCGGCATTTCAATACCATTTGTACTGTTTAACACAACACTAGAACTTTCTACAGGTGCTACAGCCATTAGTGTAGCATTTCT